CTTCTTATCATAAATGTTTTCCGGTTCTAACTTAATCCTTTCATAATAATAGGGTGTTTCTATTCCCTGTACGGTAATCATATTAGTATATAGGATTAAATAAAATTCTCCTTGTAAAGGATTTCTTTGTAGGGATCCTCGGTTTGGTCATTTTGTTCATTTTTGTGTTTTCTGGCCTTCTTCAAAGTATCAATTGCGTCGTTGACCTCTTTCTGGGTAACAAAATTGCCTCCTGTTTCCTTCTGTAGTTCTGTGTACTTCTCTGGAATGATACAAAATTTGCTGTTTTCATTAAAAAGGTAATCCACCAAAAGAATGAATACTGCTGTCAAAACAAGCGAAATGGTAATGTCTCGAGTGCCTGCCCATAAAATCGAGAAAATAATGATTTGACGACCCAGTGTGTAACGAAAATAGGCTTCTTGTGTTTTACTTAGTTCAATCGTAATATATTTCGAGCCAATGTTCATCACCAACATGATGACACCCGCGAAATACTTATTATCATTCAAGACACTTAAAAAATCAAACGGATTGTACGATGTTCTTGAGTTTGGTGAGTCCTTTTTTGTTTTAGCGTTCGACTTACTTTTAGACATTAATATAGAGGAAGCATAAAAAAAATATATGTTTCTAATAAAGTAATGTCACTCGCATTTTATGCATCACCGATTGATCATGACCAAGTATTAGAAGACAAGATGAACAAAGAAAAAATGAAAATTGACCGTTCCATGTTGCAGAATATGAACTCGAACCAATCCACTCCATCCTACGCGTTAGACAAGCCTGGAATGTCAAATCCTTATGACCACGTACGCGTTTCGGATATTCATAAAAACATACAAGAGGAAAACGATAAGGAGCTTTCTTCTTTTTATAGCAGTGAAATGCCCAATGTGGAAAAATACATCCCTATTCCGAGTGACCAATATTTATTGATGGAGGACCAACACAAGGTGCCCGTAAAACGCCCGGATGACCTGGTACAAAAGATTGACCGGCTCATGCAAATGTTCGAGGAGCAACGTGAAATAAAAACAGGACAAAAGAATGAAGAAATTGTATTGTACTGTTTTCTAGGCGTCTTTACCATATATGTATTGGACTCATTTGTCTCTATTGGCCGTTATACGCGATAGTCGATAGTCTATATCTATTTCTTCTGAAACACCAGTATTTGTAAAGGAACAATGCCTCCATCATATTGGTTCACCTGTTTTAGGTCATAACGTTTCGCATACTTGGTGATTTCTTGCGTGGTGTATGGATATAAAGTATGTTTATTTGTACGTTTTTTAGAGGTTGAGTCGGTAAATGTTTCGACCCATTCATTACCCTTGAACTCGCTCGTATACTTGTAGGTCCCCGGTGTCTCGGCCAACATCGCTTTCGGAAACTGAGACAAATCGATACGAGTTATCACGAAATACCCATATTGAACAAGCCAGTCGCTCACATTTCGCATCAGCACATCCATATCTGAAACACGATGTAATTCAAGAAACGGACAAAACACGGCAGTAAACATATGAGGTGAAAACAATGTATTTTGCGCATACGTCCCACGAATGTACGTGTTGGATGGATATTTATAACGAGCAATTTTCACCATTGAGCTAGAACCATCTATGCCTATGGGCTTGCCCATCTCATTCAACAATTGTACCCCGTGACCATTTCTTGAACCTATCCATAACATGTTACTCCCTTGGGTCAACAAAGGTAACACCTTTAAAATCATCTCTTCGTATAAAGGAATCGTATTGAATATTTCATCATAATGATAACTATAAAAAGGGTCAAATATATCATCGTTGTAATAGGTTTGGTTTCGCATCTCAAATCCTTCAACTTGTTGTTGTAAATAGATATAACTTAACAAGAGAAGGATACATAAGATAAAGAGTATCATTTTGTATAATCGGTTATTTTTTTTTGTGTAGAACACTATAAATGAAATCAAGTATATCAACTATATCTGATACATCGTTTCTAATACAAGATGTACGTACAAAGTTTCAGTATACCTTTTCCAACTATCCAAAAGCAAAGGTACTCAAAGACCTCGAAGAAGCCATTTATTATCAAAAAACAGAAGAAGCCTTTTTCTGGACGGGTGACATGTTGTGTAGCGGGTTTATACTTGAATTATGGAACCTTTACATTCACATCTTATGTAAATATATTCATATCCAGCATCCAAAATTACCTCTTTATGTCTACAAGAAATTTGTAGAATTCAAAGAGATGATTCACGACTCTAATGACTTAGAACTACGTAATATAGAAAAGGTTAGAACCTTATTGTTTAGTCTTACCCTGATTTTATCCGAAACACAAAAACAAACTCTCTTGGACCCTATGACCTTCAAGTTTAAGTTCGAAGAAGTTTTTACGGATTTACGTGCACCCAGCCTAGAGTACGTTGCTCCGTTCTTCGCAGAGGGAGACCCAAAAGAACTATTTGTCCCTTTGAATGAATTTGTCTATCACTTGACTGAGACAAAAAACAAGACAAAGTTGTTTTATTGGATGGATTGGATACTTTGTTATGATGAGAAATGTATAAAGGAAAAGAAACCTATCTATTCCGTTGAGAGAGAAGGCATTCCCCATTTTTATCAAAATGTTGTATGGATATTGTTTGAAATCTTGTTGTCTCATCCAGACCCTTTACGTAAACGTACAGTAGAGTCTATGATGGGACTCTTTTCTATAAGGTATCGACCTTCCCATAACAAAAAAAAACGAGAGATATTAACTTTCTGTATCGTGTTGTTTATGGAAGAGACCTTGCCTTATCATCTCCCTCTAGTGGAACGAGGTGAAATATTTGGTCCTTTGCAAACAAACATTGAATTGATTTTCAAAGAAATCAAAAAAAATGAGGTCCGCTCCATTTTATAAGTATTTTATATTTTTATACTCTATCATTATAATGCCCAAGGATGTTCTTCAAAACATTTACTCGAATATGTATGGAGAAGGAAAGAACTTCCAGACAACAAAACCATCTGAAACCATGACCCGTCTAATCACCAAAAAGGGAAAAGCCCCTCTAAAGGATACGTCTGGACCAGTATATAACATGGATATTAAACCACCCTCTTTTACTATGTGGGGTATCGTGGTCTTTAGTCTGGTGTTGGCTGTATTGTCTCTGGGATATTATTTTAGAGATGTTCTTCGTTCTTATTATCATTCTTTGGTCGATGGGGTAAAACAGGTCAATCCAGCCCAAACCCTGGAGAAGACATTGTCTGAGACAAAGGAAGTCAAGCCAGCACCTACACCGACCCCGACTGCTTCCACCATTAAAAGCGAAGAAAAGGAAGAGGAAGAACAGAAGCAGAAGGAAGAAAAGGGTGCGGTACGACAATTACAACAAAAAATAGATACATCTCTCTATCGTAAAGACCAGATTGTACAAAAGGACGGATTTTGTTACATTGGTTTCGAAAAAGGACATCGGGTGTGTACCGATGTCTTTCAAGGAGACGTTTGTATGAGCGGGGAGATTTTTCCCACGATGGATGTTTGTCTCGTCCCAAGCTTGCGACCTTAAATGGACGGATAATAAGGGACATTCTTATTTAAATAATATCCACTGAACGTAACGTCTTTTATACCGCTGTTGGATGGAGGATAAATCACCGTGGGGCATTCATTGAAACGGTCAATGTTTTTCATCTTCCTTCTAAACTGCATTTTACTAAAAAGAGACTTATTTGTCTCCTTTGCGTTATTGACATTATATTGAAGAACTTCCGCCTTTCGACGCATGGTCAAGTCTTCATAACTTAATATACTGTTAAATATATTGCTGTCTATTCTAATTCTACCATTTGTTTCTATAATCGGAACACTGTTTGCTCCTTGACGCAAATCCACAAGAGGCTGGAGATGGGTTGGAATAATACCTCCAACAGAACAGTCTCTCGTCACTACAGTAAGATTCAGTTTTGTTGTCATTATAATAGTATTAGATTATTCGTTCTGGGTTGGAAGGATACCGCTTGTGCCTTCAGACTTCTTCTCCAGAACAATATCCTCGCCTTCAAAGAGTTCCTTCTGGATATCCTCCAGAGTCGCATTGACACCCAGGTTCTTCTCCTGTGAATTCATGTTTTGGATAGATACTAAATCTCCCTTCTCATTGATGGTCTGTGTTAGTCGATTGTTATGCTCCTTGGCCTTCTCAATATTAGCCTGAATGGCGTTTACCTTGGATTGCTTGACACGTTTGTCAAATTCGGACTTTGCTGTATCCTCATTCTTCTTCTTTTCGTGCATCAACTCGTTCAACTCCTTCTCTAGGTATTGGACGTTGCCCGTCTTGTAAGCCTCGGGATGGAAAGGTATCCAAAGACCTACCGGACCCACATAGACGTCGTGATGCGGGTCTGCTTCTCGGATCATTCTACACCTTAGTTCAGCCTCTTGCTGTGTAGGGAATACACCTCGAATTTTCAGGCCACGCACCGAAGTCTGAAAGGAGTTCTCTTTGTTATAGGCCTCTTCCAGTTCACGCTCATTCTTGTCAACAAACCCCTTGTAATCCGTATTTAGGTCGTTTGTAAGGCTTGGCTTTTCTGATTCCAAGAAGGACGCAAACTCGGATGTGAGGTCATCCACATTTAGGTTGTATTTGTAAGAGATGAAATGAATAAACTGAGAGAACTTCTCCACGGACTTGATAAAATCATAATGCTTCAAGTAATTCTCGAAAAAGAATAACTCGCGTTTTTTAATCTCGTTCTCAGGAGAAATAAAAGACATACACGCAAACTTCTGTTCTGCGATAGGCTTGTCCTCATCCAATAAATCAATCAACTGCTTTTTGTTCATGATAGTATCTTAAAGGACAAGTTATTTATATATTTTTTTCTGTTGATTATAATATAATGTATATAGATTTCCGCGAAGTCTTGAAAAAGGTCATTAAATACATTGTGGAAGGGTTGATGGTGGCGATTGCGTGCTTTGCTATTCCAAAAAAGTCTCTGGATATTGAAGAAATTGCGATATTGGCGTTGGTCGCAGCAGCTACGTTTAGTATTTTGGATACCTACATCCCTACCATGGGGGAGAGCGCACGTACCGGTGCAGGGTTCGGCATAGGCGCAAATCTTGTCCATTTCCCAGGTGGATTTTAAAATGTTGTAACGAAGTAGCTTATAACGTAGGGATGAATTCCCAATTTAAATCGTTACATATCTGTTTCCATATTTCGTCTTGTTCCAGTTTCTTCTGGTCCTTTAACATTGGATAAAATTCGAGATATTGTGTCTCTCCCAACAATTCGCATAACTTGTAAAGGGTATAATAGTAATTAAGGAAGTTGACACGATAGTTTGGACAATGTTTTGAATAGGGTACTTGTATATCCATAAAGAGATTACATAGAGTATCTTCCAGTTTGGGGCTCATGACAGGAGGTTTAATACCTAGTTTGTCTTTGATAAAAGGAATATGTTCATAATATTTATTATAACCTAATTTTTTTAAGATTTCTTTCATCTTTTTATTGCTCAAATCATCTCGAGTAAGACGCTCTTTCTTCACCTGTCTTTGTATGGTCTCAATTGTCTCATCCGGAATGTCAGTGGACTCTTTCGCCTGAAACTGAGACAAAATTTCACGAAAATGATTGATACGCTTGTACGCATAAAAGGAGACTTCTTTAGGAGGTTCCTTGTAAGACGGTTTATCATTTTCGACCAAGAATTTCTGTGTAGAATAACACTTGTTACAAATCATAATGCCTTCCTGAGTCACCTTGATGAGTTCACCCTTATTACATGTTTCACAAATCGTTTTATTGTAGAGGTATTGGTTCAAGTCGCTTTCTAGAAAGTTGTTTCTTTCTAGGTATGTTTGTATCGAACTCACCACGTCTGCTTGCTTAATGGAATGGTCCTCTTTTAGGTTAAAAAAATGATTCATATTTTTTTTTGGATTGATGTTTTTATCAATCTCCTGCTTGGACTCAAAATAGGTAAATAAATCTTTCGAGTTCTCTAAGAAATAATTGGTCTTCTGTTGTCTCAGGTGTTTGATTTGTCCTTTTATTTTTTCGGCATTTTTTAGGTTTTCTTCAGTACCCGAGTCTTCGAATTCCTTCATCTTGGTGGTTAATTTAGGAATAACTTCGTTCTCCATTGTACCAAAATTACGTAATTGTTTTAAATATAACGCATCTATCGTATCATCCTTTTTATTCGCCATAATTGAATATACTATACAGGTAAATCTTTATATAAAAGATAATTTAGTAATTTTTTTTCTTTTGCTAGTTTATAACATGGGTGGTGGATTAATGCAACTGGTAGCTTACGGCGCACAAGATGTTTATTTGACTGGTAATCCTCAGATTACTTACTGGAAGGTTACTTACCGCCGACACACCAACTTCGCGATGGAGTCGATTGAGCAGACCTTCAACGGCCAGAGCGATTTCGGTCGTCGTGTGACCTGCACCATTTCCCGTAACGGCGACCTTGCTTACCGCACCTATCTCCAGGTGACTCTTCCTGAGATTAACCAGGAGCACGCCAAATATGCCCGGTGGCTGGATTTCCCTGGTCACCAGCTCATTGACGACGTGGAGGTCGAGATTGGTGGTCAGCGCATCGACAAGCAGTACGGTGACTGGATGCACATCTGGTCGCAGCTGACCATGGATGTGAACCAGGAGCGCGGCTACAACAAGATGGTGG